TAACATTTAGATGTGTGCCATTTTTAAAATAGATATTAGCACGATCAATAAAAGGTAGTGAATTGATATCTTTTGAATTGATACCAAAGAAGTCACGATCATATAGTTCTTTATATCCAATCACAAAGTTTCGCTTAGATCCAGGATACCGGATCTTTTGACGTTTTTCAATACGAGCATCTTCAATGATATTCATAAAATCTCTTACTGCACCAAGCGTTTCTATGTCAGATTTGGTACCATGATATTTCATACAGATATTAGTAATAGAAGACATCCACTTGTCTGGAGGAGTATCTAGAGCATGACCAACTTCATGAACGACCAGCATATCATACAAATCTTCACCAATGTTTGTCCACATAGGAAGAGTAAGAACACGATTTTTGGTGTCAAATGAAGCTGTAATAGACTTAGGATTATGCATCATAGTAATGTTCTCAGTGGCTAGAAGCTTAGCCAACTGAGACTTGATTTCAAAGCTGATGGGATTGGTAGTGGTCATATAAACTCCAGTGTTGTCTGTAAGGGAATCTATGATTTCTTGTTTTGATCAATTCAACACTACTATATACGACTCAAATGCAAACCACAACAGCTATTTTTACATGACAGATATGCTACTCCTGCATAGCTTGCTTAGACAACTTATGAACATAGTGTGTACCACATGTATTCCTATATCCACCATCAGTAGTAGGCCAACCACATGATGTTTCATTATAGCACTCAGGTTCATCACATAGACCTAGATAAGATTTCATCTTTTCATACTTATTTTCTTTAGCAACTTCAATGAGTTGTTCCTTAGAGTTTAGATCAAATTCATTGGAGATAGTCATACCACCAGCTTCATATAGTGTAACATAGGCATCCAAATCAAAGCCAAGTCTAGTATAGATTAGGTATCGAAATGAGCCTCCTTCTTCTGCATGTTTAACTATATTTTCCATAACCCAAGCAGTAACAGCAAGTTTAGTTTTATAGTCACATTTTTCTACCAGAGACATATCTTCTTCTGTCATGATATATCTTTCTTTTTTGAAAGTTTAACTAACTTCATTCCATAGTTATTCACTTTTGGAAAAGATATTAAGTCAATATTGGATTTTAGTTTAAGCTTATTATCATTATTTGTCAACCCTAGATTACGTCGGATTTGAATTTGATCAGGATTCATATCTTGTTCATTTTTTTGAAACACTGAATAATCAACATAATGATGCCAACGTCCATATCTCCATACAATCTTAGCAACATCAGGATGCATATCAACTAACATCTGTGATTTGTTAATTGTACCAGTAGCATTTAATTGTCCATCACGCCATTTTGATTTATCAAGATCACCTTCTGCATGATAAAATTCTGCTGTATTACCTCCCTTAACTGTTTGTGTAGCTGCTTTGCCTTGAAGGAATGCATTAAATTGAATAGTACAATCACCATCTTTAAGAACTCTAATGCAGATATCAGTATCTTCATTATATCTACCACGCCAACGATGTTTACAATTGTTAGAGATTAGCAAGCATGAATAAATTCGTGTATTCTTCACAAATGGAGGATAATATTGATTAGGAGCTATGAAGAATCTATATTGGAATCCTGATATAGGAACATTATCAAATCGATCAACAAAATCTTCAGCAGCCTTAAATATAATGCCAGACTCAACACGAATTCTTTCATTCATATTGAGTCTATAGAAATCTTGGATATTATCATCACATACCCAATGTTTCTCAGCACCAATAGAAATAGCATGATCCCAAGCATAATTTCTTGCACGTCCTGGTCCATCACCATGATTACTAAATGGAGCAACAATTAGTGTCACATAATCTTTTGTGTTATGCTTGATTAATGATGCTTTATAGGATTCTTCATCTTGTGGTTCAATAACAATAAAATGAGGTACTTTCATTCTCGATAAGGACCGTGAAGTATAAGAAGTATCTGCACGACCTTTAGATACGATATAGACAGGATATTTGGGATTTGTCATTCTTCAAACCATCTTTTCAAACTATTTTCATCTTTATCTAAATGAGGATACCACATACTTTTAGTCTTATCGGTTATAACTTGATCTGAATCCATTGATTTATACTTAGAAACAAACTCTTTATAATCTTCTTCATTTCTAAAGTGGAGATAGATTGTTTTGTAAGTCTTTTTTTCTTCTTGGACAAATTCTGGCATCCCTATCCAATATTTGTCTTTATCGCCAGTTGATACATTTACATCAATAGGTAGAGCACCTTTTTTTTGAACTTCTGCCTTTTGATCTAGAAAGTTTTCATATTCTGAAGATTCTTTGACCATATTATTTCCTCAATGTTTTTATATGTTCAGGATGATTAATAGGAATATATTGACGACCATCTTTAGGAGCAGCGTATTCGTTACCAAATTCTTTAGTATCTGGTAAAATTAGTTGCTCAAAATCATCACAAGAATTAATAGTAGTCCTAACTTTTGACCTCTCTCGCTTATGTTCTTGAATTTTATATGCCTTATCACTCTCAGCCATTGTGTGACCTGTGATAGCGTTGCGTTTATAGGATCGAGACATTTTATTCCTCCACTCCGAAAGCTAAGTAACCGCCTCGGGTATCCATATCGATGTTATCAATGCCTTTAGTCACGACTTCACCGAGAATAGAAATTAATTTAGTACCATTAGGCAATGTTTTAAACTCTTCCTCAGTTAATAGCCAAATAGTATGTCCATCATCAAGATTATATTGATTCATTTGTAAATCCTTTCATATAGTGCTTTGATCTTATATAGTTCTGGATGTTTATGAATCCACATACCAGTATCTGGCTCAAACAGAATTGCAAAAAAGTTATCCATCTTCTTGTTTCTTGTTTTCACAGTACTATCTATTTGTCTGGATAGTTCATCATACTCTCCATCGGACATAATAGAATGCGAATGAACCTCATAAGAGTATGCTGCTAGTGACAACCTAATCCTATTGCGTCTTTCAATTTCTATCTTAGTTCCCCAGGACACTGAACCCTCTCACTTTCTTGAATCTATAGATTTTTTGGAATTTATCTATCAACTGATCTTGTTTATGACTTATAATAAACGTATTAGTGTCGCTTGTCAAGCTCAAAATAATCTTCATGAACTCGTCTGTTCCATTGGCATCTAAAGAACTATCAAAGATTTCATCAAAGAATAGGATGTTACAATTAGTACTATTTCTTATCTTTGCTATAGTTCTCCAAGTAAACAAGATAGCCAAATCTATCCTCATCTTCTCGCCTTCAGAAAAATTTTCATAAGAGAAAGTATCTCTGTGCCTAGATTTAATAGTTTCTTCAAAGTTTTCATTGATACTAAAGTTAACAAAAAAGTTCATCTGCTGTAAATACTTATTAATATGCTTATTGATTACTGGTATATATTGCTTAATGATCTTAGTCTTAATACCACCATCTTTCAAAAGACTCAAAGCTGTATCGATATACTTTCTCTCTTCCAGCAACTCATTATATTTATCTTGATGAAGTTTCAAATTTACTTGAACATCTTCTAATGATTTTAAGTTGTCTCTAAGTAATACGTCTGTATTATCTATAGTTGTTGCTTGTTTTTCTAAGTCTAACTTATATGAACTATTATTTTCTATTTTAGATTTTTTGATTTCTATTTCTCTTGATATATTACTAAACTCTTGTAATTTATTTTCAGATTCAGATATATCATTTAGAACTTTATCTAATTGTGTATTGATCATCATCAGTCCGTCTTGGATATCAATTAGTTTGGTGTTTAATTTATTTGTTTCTATATGTTTAACTGATGTATTGATAGTTTGATAACAAGTAGGACAGTTATCATGTTCATTGAAAAAGTTGATAGTATCGGTTGTTCTTTGATGATTGCCTGCAATGCCAGTTTTAAGTTTAACTAATTGTAAATGTTTATCTTTCAGTTTACTTAAGTTTAGTTTTGAGGATATCTTTTGTTTTTTCTCATCTAGTGAAGATATTTCATTTTCTAATAAAGTGTTAACTTGATCATATTCTAATACTTTTTTAGTTATTTCTGTAACTTTTTCTTGATTGTTCTTTCTTAGTGAAGATATATTTTTTTCTAATAAACTTTTTTGTGTTTCAGAAGATGAAAGAAAGATTTTAGTTTTTTCAAATTCTTCTCTATTCACTTGATGTTTTTGTTTAGTTATAGTATTCATAACAGAAAAGATTTGTATATCTAATAAGTCTTCAATAACAATACGACGGTCAGCAGGAGATAACTGCATGAATGGAGTAAATGATGCAGAACCGAGAATAACAATTTGAGTAAATGATTTATAGTTCATATTAAGAATGAACTTTTCTAAGTATTCTTGATAATCTTTACTTGATGAATCTTGATTAATTAGTTTTCCATTACAATGTACTTCAAAGATATTTGGTTTAACTCCACGAACTACTTTATAATCTTTTCCGTTAGTTGTAAATTCTATTTGAACTTCACAATTTTTTTCATTGATAGAATTGACAAGCAATGGTTTATTGACATTTCTAAATGCTTTACCAAATAAAGAAAAAGTCAAAGCATCCAGAATGGTCGATTTACCTGCGCCATTATCTCCAATAATAAGAGCATTGGGGGTTTCATCTAATTTAATTTCTATGAAGGTATTACCTGTACTTAATAGGTTTTTCCATCGAACGGATTTGAAGATAAGTATGATACTTCCTCCATCATATAAACTTCGTTGATAATGCTTCGGCGTGTATATCTTTCATATATATAATCATTCTATCATTATTCACAGGCAATGTCAAGCATGTTATATAGTTTTCTAGTATCTTAGGAGTATCTTGAATATCATCAATATCATTAGTAGAAGTATCAGCTAATAATATTTCTTCTTCTAACACTGTAATATCCACGGGCTCTGCATTATATAACTTGTCCATCATCATATCAAAAGCATATACATTCTCTTTCTTTTGACATAATACCTTTACATATGTACCTTTATATTGTGAATAATCCATTTCATTGATAGTTTTCATGATATCTACATTTTTAATATCATTATAGGATATCACCTTGAAGATTGAATAAGGATTTCTCACAAGATCAAAGCTTCTTGTTTTAGTGTCAAAAATAGTGAACCCTCTAGGATCATTCCAATCTGACCATGTATATTCAGCGAATGCTCCAAGATAATGAATATTGCCTTTAGATGACTTATGATGATAGTGACCTGAAAATACAAGATCAAATCTTTTAAATAGTTCACTATCATCACCATGTCCAGATAAAGTACCTTTGAACAATTCAAATCCTTTAATATCAAAATGACCCATTAATAGATCAGCAGGTGTATTCCTGATCTGTTCATAGCTCATATCTTTATTGGAATCTGTAATCCATGGAATCAATTGAATTTTGGTATCATCAATAGATAACAAAGTTGGATGATCATATGTTTTTATATATTCATAACGATTATCAACAATCTCTTTCAGTGAATTGACTTCATGAGTATCTTTATAGTATACATCATGGTTACCTGTAATGATATGAGTTTCGATATTTCTTTTGTTTAATTCTTCTAAGAAGTATTTTCTACATGTTTGAGCAGTAACAAAGTTAAGATATTTGCGGCGGTCAAAGAGATCACCTAAATGAATAACTGTTTTGATGTCTTCTTTATCAAGAACATCAAAGAACCATTGAAGTGATCTTTTGAAATATTCATGAAATACTGGACTGTCATTCCGGACGCCGAAGTGATTATCACATATAATTGCCAAACGAGTCATTGATATTTCCTTTGATAATTTTCATGCTCTTTTCTTCTTTGACGATCTATTACTGGAATTATTAACGACAGTAGGAGTCTTAAAGAAAATTTCATTATCATATTTCTTAATAGCAGCATCAATAGCCATTCGGATTCCTTCAAGACGAAATTTATAGTTTCCTCTTAGATGAACATTATCTTTCGGATTCAACATGTTATCTATTACATTTTGAATTTGAAAAGGTACCATATTATTTTCTTTATCACTCATATTTGACATTTTCGTTTAATCCTTATAGAATTTATCTAGACCTTCTTTGACTTGTTTACGTTTTTGTTTTTTTACTTCTTCCTTCTTTTCAAATTTACTCATGAAATCATTAATATTATCATACATATTTTTTGGAATAATAGACTTATCATTTTCATCTACCATATGATTTGATGGATTAAGTGTCATAGTTTGTTGGAAATTTTTATATATGATATATCTATTTTTCTCTTCTCTACTAATTCTTCTTAAAAAAGCATAAAAGATAACTTGAGTAAAATAAGCAAATGGATTTTGTGTTATCTCTGGATTATAACCTTTGAAATATAGTATGGAATTCTCATATCCATCAGCAACCATTTCATCCCTGAATGAGTAGTTGGCAAAACAAGGTTTAGTGGATAACTTCACAGCAATTTTAAAAATACATTCACCAATATACTCTGGTATTCGAGGGATGTCAAGACCTTTTTCTTCTGCTTCTACCACTTTAGCTCGATATGCAACAATCTCATTATAGAATTTTTTATTGTCTACATAGTTTACTGGTTTTTTCTTTGTTATCATTTACTTTTCCTCTTGACAACTGCTTAACGTGGTGATATAATGGCTATGTTGCTGTTTCAATGAATCCAATTAGTGATTAGTTGATAGAAATGAATAGTTGACTCTGAGCGAAGCTAAAGCGAAGCGAAGTTGTGAACGAAGTGAACAATTATAAGTTACACATTAGTTAACGCCTTAAGCTTCTTTATCTGTTTCTCCAATACATCCTTCCTGTTTGGCCACTTTATCATAGGTTTGTCTGGATCTTTAGAAAGATTTTCTAATAATGGCATAAAGATAGTATTTACGGCATGAAGTCTTTGCCTTAAATCTTCCACTTGTTCTGTTAATGATAGATGTTGTGTCATATTATTCATAATCTCGTCCTCAGCAAAAGTAAATCCAAAATCATTCTTCTCATTAACATCAACATACAAATTTTTATTTACCATCAATGTAATTTCCTTTTGCTATTTCTAATATCATTCAACATCTCATTAATTTCTTCCAATTCTTCATCAGTTGGATCATCTTCATCCTCATCTTCATCCTCATATTGATCAATCATTTTTTTATTGGTAGTAATTGAATCAAATCTCGGATCATTGAACTTATCCATTGTCTTCAAATAATATGTCATCATTTGTTCTGAAGGATCAGACATAGTAATAATGTCGTTTGAATATATACGAAATTCTTGTTTATCACATATACTTGAAAAGATCCACTGCATTAGAGCAAGAATAGCATTGCCATTCATTGGATTGACATTATATATTATTTTCAATGGGTTTATAAAAATATATGATTCTTCATCATTTTCTAAATTTAATTTTGATATTTCAGAAATAATATCTTCACCCGTATTCATTCTGATGAACTTAATATAAATATCAGGATTTTCTTTCATATATGTTATCCTTTCAAACTTATTTTGAATATTTTGAATTTAAACTGTTCTTCTGAATAAATCTTCAATCTCAATGCAAAATGTTTGAGAGTATAATTATCGTGTTTTTTATATCTCAAATCATCAGCAATATCAAATAGAATAGCGTTAGATTTGGTTTCTGATTTTCTCAATCCTCTTCCTATGGATTGAAGATTGCGAATCCGTGACTTAGAAGGGGAAGCAAATATAATGTTATGTAGATTCCTAATATTAGTACCAGTGGAAAAAGTACCAAAAGAAGCAACAATAATTGATCTTTGTTCATTTTCTACTATCTTTCTTGTTTCTTCTCTTATTTCGGCATCTATGTTACCAGATATAAAAAACACCTTTCGATCTGGTGCTTTTTCTGAAATCATATCATATAGTATTTTTCCGTGCTTGTCAACATATTGATAAAGTAATAGTGTATTACCTTCAAGAGAAAGTGCTAAATTCGTAATAAACTTATTTCTATCTTCATTCAATACAAGATATTCAATCTCTTGTGGATAAGTAAAGTTTTTAGCAGCTTGACAAATACTATCATTATGTTTGAGAACTAAACACTTGATAGAAAAATCAGCAATATGTTTTTGATCCATTAGTTCTTTAGTTGTTGTTACTTTATTTACAGAACCAAAAAGACCTTCAAGAACCAATTTATTTGTTTTAGTGCCATCTAGTGTGCCAGTTGTACCAATACGATATTTAGCATTTATGA